GCTTTTCATGGCAATACGACCACCCTTTTTCTTCATAGCCATTTTTTTTCTTTGTCGAATCATTTTGTTTTTCTCCTCTTTAATGATTGAACTCTTCTTGGTTTACCCGCAGGTTGACCAATTCTCTTCTTCTGAGCTATCCGCTTTCTCTTCTCTGAAGCAGTCATCTCTGAAGCTGTTTTAGGGGTTTTTTTGCTTATTCTCTTAGAGGGTCTGCAATATGGAGTGCCCCTCTTTTCCCCTTTTTGTCTACCACATGCCTTACCTGTTCGAACGTCCTTCCAGTCCTCTTTAAACCATCTCTTGAGAGCAAGTCCCTTTTTTGTCTTACGAACAGCCATTACGCCAACACAGTCTTCTTTCTCTTTTTGCCTTCAACCATACCACAACCTCTGGCAATAATAATGTTACCACCGTTTTTATACCCTCTCGGTAACGGTCTTTTTCTTGGCTGATCTGCCTCTATGGTTCCACCCATAGCCTTCTTTTTCGTTGATTTACCGTAGTTAGCTGCTCCAACTTTTCGACATTTTGCAATGGCACCGGAAGCATACGCTGAAGGAAAAACCCTATAGCGAGATTTCACCTTATGGTAACACGCATCTTTTTTACTTCCAGACTTTGACACTTGCTTCGCCATGTTTGATCTCCTTATTGTCATACGTTGCACTCCTCCTAATAAAGTCCTCCCAAAGAGGCTTTAGCATATCGTTATTTTGTTGAATTTTTACGGACATGACCTCAGTCCTTTTGTCAAGAGTGATTAAAGTGACTGCCATCCAAGACAAAACACCAAAGACTCCCATTGTGGTGACACCTACTATTACTTCTTTCATCAACATCTCCACCGTCTTCTAGCCTGTCTCAAACGGCTGTTTGGATCTTTTGCCGCCTTTGGAAACTTCTTCATTTGACCTGCACTTCTAGCACAGTAAGACTTACGTCTTGACTTGTCTTTAGCTGTTAAGTTCTTTTTCTTCGTAACAGCCGTCTTTAACTTACTACCAGGATTCTCTCGACGATATCTAGCCACACCTGCTTTAGTCATTCCCGCTCCCTTTTTAGTGGAGCGGAAATACTTCTTTGTCTTAGGTGGTTGTTTATCCCGCTTACGCTCAGCCATAATTCTTACGCATGGCTAAGATAACAGTGTATGTGTCTGTGTTATCGTGACCAACAGTTGTAAACTGAATATCACCAGTTTTACCACTACCCGCGTTATTAGGGATACCGCCAAAGTCTGTATAATTATGATGACCACTTTGGTTCTCGCCAAGTTGTATCGCCAGAACATCCGATGTAGCGTCAAAGAAAATACTTACTCGCATTCCTGTGCACTGCCACCATATCTGTTCAATAGAAACCCCCGTGCATGTCGCTCCGTCCGTACCTTTAGCTAAAGCACTGACATCAACCTTAGTTACAGCACTTTCGCCAGAGCCGTCACTTATGTTGGTGAACTTCATTACAACTTGTTTAGGGCCATCAATTATCGTTTGTGAGGCTACTGCATCAGCCATGTTGACCTCCTTAATATACTGAGTATTCTAGCTCAACTGTAAACCTACCTGCTGTGACATCTGCATTTACTGTTGTTGTAGCTCTTGCGTACAACGCAGTATTAGCTATAGCTGCACTCACATTTGGTTCAAACACATGAAAGTTTCCCGCACTAGCGTTAAAATTTATGTCAATCTCAGTCACAGATAGAGCTGCAGATAATGTTGTAGAGAAGGCTGCAACACCCGCTCCCACAATCTCAGTGCCCGACACAGCTGCGTTTGTAGCTGTTCCAGAAGTAGAGCTTAACGCTAGGTTACCCGCAAGGGTTTGACCTGCTGCTGTGGTAATTCCAATCAAAGCTCTATGAACAAATATCTTTGATGGAGTCACTAGATCATCAGGAGCATCTACGTTTAATGTCCCTAATTCCACAAGACAATCTCCGTCTGCGTACGCTGTTGAAGCAGCGTTTGTGCTCGCAAGGGTTCCCGCGAAAGATTGTATCTTTCTTGTACCCATAGATATAAGTTGACCTGTTGCATTTACTGAAAAACCAGTTTCAGTTACAGCACCAGTAGTGGTGCTTTTATTGATGGTTTTGAAACCACCTTCAGATCTGACTGGACCTGAAAAAGTTGTATTAGCCATGTGATTCTCCTTGTCTTGGCAAATGTCAGCCACATTAGGTGACTGTCAAGGTTAATTTAATTAATACTAAATTACTTTTACGCAAAAATAAAGGGCGATTTTACTCGCCCTTTAAAGTTTGGAGGAAAGACATGAAGCCTAGGCTCCAGGTGACCCAAACACACATCTAGGATCAGAGAAACCGAAGGAATATCTCTCACGAGCCTTATAACGCATGTTGCCTGTATCGAAGTCAGCCTCCATGTTAGTTGACAAAGGTGTTCTTTCAAAATGTAAGAAACCTCTTGGAGTATCAGTCAAGATGAAGAACGCATCTGAGTCTGTTAAGAAGTCCATCACGGCATAGCCTTGTGACATCATTCCTCTGGACTGAATAGCATTCACATCATTGTCTGATGATCCTGGTCGTAGTGTTGAAGCTGTAAGCCTCTCCGCAACGAACTGCAACTGTCGTGGAACTATTAGTTTTGTACCACGCAGTGCTACCTTTAGACCTCGCTCATCTACGAAACCTGCGATGTTAATCAACGCATCTTCCAAAGATGTTTCGTTAAGGTCAGCGGCAGTTGACGGTTCGTTTGAAAAAGTTCCTCCATTGATCAACGGGTGATCAGTGGCACACAACTCTTTTCCATCTCCACCAGTTACGGAAGAGTCAAAAGCGTTGTTGAGAACGGCCGCAGCTTTTACCTGCTTTGTGTGAGACATTGATCGGGCAAGTGCTCTTGTATATCTCGCAGAGATTCGGTCATAGAGATTATCCTCTACGGCTTCCTCTGTGATCGCAAAAGCCAAAGCAATGGTTTCATGGTTGTATCGAGCAGTGAAAGACTCGTTTGCATCATCAAATGATACTCCTGAACCTTCTTGCTTGACCGGGGCAGCCCCGAAACCAGAAAGCATTACCTCTTCTTCAAATGCTCGATCTGAAGACTCGGTTGTGTAAATTTCAGAGTGTTGGTTCTCGTATCGACCATACTCCATACCAAAGAGGGCGTTTAAACCTGGTTCTAACTCTTTGGCTAACTGTGCTCTAGATATCGCCATAGTTATACCCCCTTATGAGATTGCTGCATCAGGATCTCCAACAGAACTGAAGAAGACATGATTATTAAGTTTAACAATGTACTGGATACCTGCAGCACTATGATCAGCATTCTCGACATCCTCTTGAATGCCTAGAATCAACAAGGGATTTGACGGATCAGAATCCTCTGCTGTTGAAATATCAATCTGTGCAGTTGATATACCAGTGGTTGTGCTTCCGCTCGTGGCGTTCTCTATTTCAGCAGTTTTAAACACATCAGCTTTTGCAGTTGCTCTATCAGTATTTGTACCATCAGAGCAAATAATGAATCGCTGCATTGGGTTGTCGTATACGAAACCCTTGATGTCGTGATTAGTATCTGCTGACCCAGAGCCGGGCCAAGTATTGGAAAAAGTTAGTTTTTTTGTAGTGTTGTCAACATATTCACAGCCGGCAAACACGCCCAAAATTTGCTTTGTATCACCAGTGGCGTTTCCTAAAACTTGGATTGTACCACCAGATAACTCTGCTTGAACGGGTGAACCTTGGAAAATAGCTGACGCATTACTGGCAATGAAGTACATATTAGTGCTACCAGGGTTAGTGCCCCCCATAGCATTAATAGGCTTCAAGCCGAAAGATACGTTTGAGTTCGCCATTTATAGCTCCTATTAAGAATTAATTATTTGAGGAGTCACTACGACCCCCGAATGAAACTCTACTTTGACGATCATTTGTGATTGGCATCGAAGGATGCTGCTCTTTCATTAGATCGCTATCAACGGCAGTCATTTGTTCACGAGTTATTCCTCGAAAATAAGCATTCCTCTCCTTGACTGTTTCAAGAGGCATTCTGGCAAGCATTAATCCACCTGTTCCTATTACTCCTGCGTACTTCCCATCATCAATGGTCGGTAAGTCCCTTTCGGGATATTCATCTGCTCTAACTGGTTCCCACCCTTCCGTAATCTTTGCGTGGACGTTGACCTTATCATCATCGCCACGAGTAGCTATACGGATCCATCTGTGCTTATATCCCTCTGGAGGTTCAGGTGCACTTAACCTGCTTGGTGGTGCCCACGGCTTTCTGCGTGAAGTTTTTTCACGGGTCGTATCGTTTCTCGGTGTTCTATCTGTCATCACTTAGTCCTTCACATATTTTGCGTACTCTTCAAGAGGTACTCCTAATTTCTTAGCTATCGCTATCTGAGAAGGCGATAGTTTTACCGATCTACGCTTCTGCTGTGTACTACGAGATGCTGTGGAATTAGCAGAAGCAACTTGAACTCCACTACTCGTTTTCTGTTTTTCAAACTTATGAGGAAACTCTGTTCTCATGCGTCTATCAATTTCACTATAATACTCATCGCTTTCCGGGTCAAACCCTTCTTCTTGAATTAATTTATTATGCACTACGAAAGCAGCTTGTGTCATCACTTCATCGTCACCAAACCACTCATTTTTTTCTGCCCAGGTTTTTGCCTTTGGCGAAACTTTTTGTTGAGGCTGTTGCGATTGTGCAACAGGTTGCTCAACTTCGGCTTGAGTCTTAACCATCTCCGATTGGTTTTTAGCCAAACGATATCTCTCTTGTTCAATTGATATCTTTGATAAAGCCTTTTGAGCTTCAAACATTTTTTCGCTGTCACCTGCTTGGTGTGCTTCAGAATAGGCTCTTTTTGCTTGTTCCTCTTGAGACTCTAATCTTGTGCCATACTCTGACAGATAGCCTTGATCAAGGCTATCCATTCTTTGCTTGAGTTGTTTGTTCTCTTCAAGAAGTTTTTGTGAGATACGAACAGCTTCTTCTCTATCTCGCTCCTCTTTGCGATATTTTTCTGTGAGCTTTTTAATTCTTGTTTGAACATTCTTACTGTAGCTCTCTAACTCGTCTTCTTTTTGTTCTTCTTTTGTCTCGGTTTGTTCTTCTTTTTGTTCCGTTTCGACAACTTCTACTTCTTGTGCTTGTTGTTCTTTTATAGAGGGTTCTGCAACTTCTACTTCAAGAACTTCTTCAACGACTTTTTCCTGTTCCATTTTATCTCCTAAACATTATAGACATCGTCGGGATGGTTGATAGTCGCAATAACTTCATCATCGTTAATAATACGAATTTCTCCACCATCTATTTTAAAACGTGCCCCCGCATATCTACCTATGCAAACCCAATCACCTTCTTTACACCAAGGCTCGGAGTCTCCAAATTTATCTTTATCCTTATAGGCTAAAGGGCCAACTCGTATTACATAAGAGACAACAGTGGCAAGAGCTTCTCTCTCAACAACATCATCTGGCATGTAAACACCCCCCTCAGTTTTTGATTTGCCTTTATAGGGCATAACAAGAACTCGCCAACCAGTTGGCTGCGGTAATCTATCTTTTAAGGGAATATCGGGTTTTTTCTCAGGGACTTTATAAAAGTCAGGAAGTAATAATTTGCTCGACATCTTCTACATTGTTCTCCAGCAGGGACTTAATTTCTTCTCTAGCAATCGAGAGTCCCCGTGCCTCTCCTACTAGATGTTGATACTGATTCCAATCTTTTATGTTTCCTAACACTAGATCTTGTGCAATATCTTTTTCTCTCTCCTCAAATTTATTATATAAATATTTTGCGAAGTCAACAACATCCATACATATACCCCTTAATTTTTTTCGAAGTGAGGTCCGTCTATGAACGGACGACGACCCTGAGAGCGACGTAAGTCTATATATGCATTCATTGCTTCTTCGGCTGTGCCCTCCCAATCACGAAGGTCATCTATTTGCCATGCGGCTCCCCACCTAATTTTTAAATCTGTTCTCACTGCTGCCTCTTTCATAGCATCCGCTATGTCATCATACACCTGAATTTCCCAACACGGCTCTCCATCTTGGTAAGCCATTAAATCGACAGCATGAGACACACCATCATCTTGCAAAAGGTGTTTTGAGTTCATCGTCTGGGATCTGCCGGATTTAAAAAGCTTCTCCTGTTCTTCGATATTACGGACTCCATAAATCACTCCGAAGTCGATTTTCGTCAGTTCAATAGCCTTTTTTACTGTTTCCACCAGTTGTTCGTCTACGCCCACCAGTTTCTGAAAGCTTCTCTGAGATAATTTGAACGGCATCTTCTTTCTCCTTTTCTTTGTGGACAAAATCAATCCACTCTTTGTTCATGTCATAGAAGTATTGACAATATTTACACCGCATACTTCCTTCGACGTTCTCCATGTCGTGCCCACATACATCGCACTTGATGGAATCTATTTCTTTTTCCTCATGTTAAATAACTTAGAGGCAGACCGTGTCGCAAAGCTCGCAGATACGATAGCTCCTAACGCGATCTGATACCACTGGGGCATACCGGCAAGAGCCTCAAACCCATCCGCTACTATACCTCTGCCCCACGAGCCGCAGAATGAGAGCACAAGCGGAATACTAAAAAGTAGGGTCAACCATTCGTCTTTCCACGAGGACTGTGATGCTCGCATTGCTGCAAGATCCCAGTCAATCTCTCCAGTAGCCTCTTTCATACGAATAGTGGCTTCTGCCTTTTGTATAGCTGTTTTGCCCTCTAGGTATGACGACGCGAGGCTACCAACCGATCCTATCAGTGCTTGTATCATTTCTTTCTGGGTCTTCCCCGTTTAGCAGGCTTTTTCTCACTACACAAACAAACATCACATCGCTTGTTTATAACAGCACACCAAAGCCTTTGTAGGTATTTCATCATCGCTTTTTACCTTTCTTGCCTTTTTTAAGTCCTTTAAAATCGGCTCCCGTTATTTTATTTCGTGGAGGAGCTACTCTCGCGATTTTCATTTGTTTAGGCGTTAGCTTTTTCTTTTTCATGTTGCTTCCTTAAACTCTGTTTTGCCTTTTTAGCTACACTAACAACTTGTGTTTTACCCATTACTTTCGCTCTTTGTTCCATAACTGTCAAGATTTGAATCTTTCGAGCATACGGTTTGCGAATCTTTTTAACCTTCGCAGCAGTTCGTTTGGCATCTTCCACAGTGGCAAATCGAATAGGGACTGTATCTTTGGGATTCTCATCCGTATATAACCTTCTGCCAGATTTTTTAGGCTTCTTACCCGTTCCGACTTTTGGATCTTTTCTTTTTACCATAGTCCTTAAACTTCTTGTTTTTCAGTAAAGTTCCTAAAGATTTAGCTTGTTTAGCATGTAGCTTAGACGCTTTTTTAAGACCCTTAACTACTTTCTTTACTCTTTTAACGTGCATGTTCCTCTCCTCTGTCCTTTCTTTTTGCTAGTTGATTAAATCCAATGAAACTCCCAATCACTCCCATGTTCGATATGACCCAAATTTCTGCGATTCCAGAAAGATGTGAAATTCTGTCAATAGGAACAAGTGGTGTCATCAACACGACTATAAACACTGTTACCGTTATGGCAGAAAACCATACAAGATAGCGTTGTTGATCCTCTTTCTTGTCTCTGTTTTCCAAAAGAACCATACGCTCTCGCATAGCCATTTCTTGATCGGTTACCACTCCATCACCATTTGCATCAGCTTTTTCCCAGACAGAGCCTTTTTCTAGTTTCTTTTGTGTCATCTTCACCTCTTAAAACTATCATTGAGAGAATCTACCACGCTGTCAATGTTTGGCGGGTCACCCCCTGGATCATACTTGCACCGATACTCCACAGGGCATTGTCCCTCTACAACCAGAGTATATGTGTCATTCGCTCCTTTGTATAGACAAACTTGCTGTCCGTTCTTGGCTTTCCTTCTTTTATAGCGTCTGCAGGTAATATATTTTGGGTCTTCTCGCATACCCAACCGCTTTTCTTGCTCCCACGTCCAGTCACTAAACTTCTTTAGAAAACATGTGTAACAGTTCTTTATATTATCTGATTGTGCTAAATATATTACTTTGCCATCAGTGCAAAGCCACTCAAAAGTTTCTTGACCACCTTGTTTACGGACGCATTTATCCCTAGTCTGATACCCACCATCCTCTGTCAACACCCATAAGGGTGTAGACGAAAATACCAAGAACAGCCAGACCAATAGTGAGCACCACAATAAGTACCACAATGCCAATAACTTTCTCTCTAAATATCTTTTTGTCATATATCTCCTGTTGCCTACGTTTCCGTATCTGACCTTCCATCCTCAACAATTCGTCCCATGCAGCCGTTCCGTGGGTAAATTTTATAAACTGCTGTAACTCGTATCGCTGTTCTTCTAACCTCTTCTTAGCCGTAAACGCTTCTATCGCCTCTTGTTCTATTGACCCACCACTAAATACTTTACGAAACATAGTTGGATTCTTTGCAGACTTGTGTGCTGCATCCACATCACTTACAGCACCCATCCATCTTGACAGATCCTGTGTCATACTTTCAAGATCACGGCCCGCCTGAAACGCCCGCTTAATTCCGGAAAAAGCGGTGCTTGCCGTGGCGACGGCAGCCGAGATCGTAACGGGATCGAACATTTTAGCCTCTTCGTTGTGCCGACTGTCTTTGTACGTCTATACGTTCTCTATTTACTTCGTTTCGATTTTCAGCGACTTCTTCTTGCAATTCTAATCTTGCGGAGTCGGTGGCAGCTTTCTGTTGCAGTTTCATCTGCTCAAGCTGTATCTTTGCCTGGTCTAATGCAGCATCACTCTTCGCCTGCTGTTCGCGGATAGCCAGTTCTTGCATTCGTATTTTCACGAGTGGATCTTCCTGCACCTGTTGTGGTGGAGCGACGGCAGCCATGACTTCTTTCATTAGCTGTACTTCTATCTGGGCAACCCTCTCCTCGACAGAAGCAGGATCGTTGCCCTCAGTTTGTAATTCGTTCATGAATACTTGTCCAGTAATAGGATCAATTTGTCCTTCTTGTAGACCTTGTTGTAGACCTTCTGCAGCCTCGTTTACCTCTTGTTCGACTTGTGCTCTTGCTTTGTACGCTATGTGTTCTTGTAAGTGAGCATAAAACGTGCCCATTACCGTTGGTGACGTGGCAACAAGAGGTGTCTGCATGAACGTCGTATGCACGAGAATATGAGCATCGTGACTTTGCTCTGGAAATACTTGTAATAACTGACCACTAAGTGCCCTAGCGTTCTCTATAGCGGGGTCAGTTGGTTGTGGCTGTGCAGGTGGCGGCAGTATCTCGTCAATGTTTTGAATCTCCAAGGCTTGATACATCCTCTTATACGCTGCATTTAAATCGTGCATCTGAGGGTTGGACTGAGCCAGTTGTAGCTGTGTTTGAGCTAATGTGACCCTCTGAGCCATAGAAAAGATGTTTGGGTCGCTGACGGGCAGAATATCGACCCTAGCGTCGAAGTCTGTTGCCTTTACTTGCTGTTGTGCCCCTGCAACCTCATACGGATACAAGGGAGGGAGGTTCTCCGCAAAGATGGTAGAAAGCAATCTGAGTTCCGTTTTCTGTGCATAATGAAGCCTTTTATGAATTGCTGACATGACCTTCATACCACGTTCTAACAGAGCCACAGTCGTGCCTACAGGGGCGTTCTTTTGCCCTCCTTCACCTATCTTGGCATCCGCAATAGACACAAAACGTCTACCGCTCTCTACAAGAGAGCCTAGAAGACTTGCAAGCGTACCAGAGGGTTCCTTATACGGAAGAGGTATAATAGCATCACGAATGTTACCACCAGGGGCATCTATATCTCTAAACTCGCCTGGCTGTAACGGCTCATCGTCGTTTCGTACTCTTACGCCTCGTGCTTTGAAGCCTGCGGGTAGATTAGCCAGTGTCCCTGCATCAATGAGTTGTCTAAGGATACTTGTAGCTGCTCGACCTAATCCACCCAACATATGTATAAGTCCAGAGCCATAAAACCCTAGACCAGGTAAAAACTTATAATGAACGAAAAACTGCTTCTTTCTCTTCAATGGATCATTCTCAGCGTAGTTACGACGTATCGCTAGTATCTCTCCGCTATCCTTATGAAGCGTCACAATGTACGGTAACTTGATTCCTGTAGGCTCTCCATCGGGTGCTCGATCCTCAAAACCCTCAATATCAAGATCAGCATGAAATTCTAGTATTGTATGTGTGTCCTCAGAATAATTCTTAGACAATCCTTCAATTTCGTTTACTTTTTCCTTCACAACGTCGGGTTCTTCATCACCAGACGTTAGCTCTACGTCCATGTAGATCCCGCCCACCTGCATTTTTCGCAGTTCGTTTTCATTCATGCGTAGGACATGAGTTACTCTTGGTGCTGTTTGTACGTCGCTCGCTGAATAGGGCACCACTAAATCTTGAGCAGGTATAAACTTGGATACGGCTCGTTGCCTTGTTGGATCAAAGTAAACCTTCTTAAATGTAGAACCAGATAACGGTAAATAAAAGAGCATCTGATCCGTATCGGGATCGAACTCCTCCATAACTTCCGTAATCTGATAGTTCATAAATTCTTTTATTCGGGCAGCTTGTGCCTCTCTTTCGGGCGTTTCTGCCCCTATGA